TTTACTGCTGGTTTTGGATATGAATATGGAGATATAAAACAAGGCTTTGTTTTTGATGGTGGAGAGTTTACTATTGACTTACCTTTTGAAAATATACGTTTTATAAAGTTTGAAGGAAGTAGAATAGCAGCAGGATATTGTTTAAATACGAGTTATAACGACTATGTACCGAAGCCTGTACTACTTTACAATTATGAGTTACAAAGTTCTTCAGTTGACTTCTATTTAACTGATGGAAGTACAACAAATAACCTTTATTCTTACTTACCATTTGGACAGGATTTAAAATATGGAAGTTACGACTTAACACTAAATTTCAATACAGAATATAGTGAGTTATTAAACAAGAATATTCTTATTACTTCCTATTCTATGTATTATGAAAGCTACATAAATAACTTATATAGCGTTAAAAACAGGATAGTAACAGTAAAAGCAAATATTCCTTTATCAATACTTAGCAAACTAAAACTAAACGACAGACTAATTATAAAAGACAAGCGATATATTATTAACGATTATCAGGCTGACTTAACAAGTGGAGATGTACAATTCAAGTTACTCTTAGATTTTAGAGAGATTGATACATTGAACTTATATGATGACACTGAAACAATACCATTTCCAGCAGAATGATACAAAATATTTTAAACTTATTACAATTCGATGAATTTTACGGAAAGTCGGAAAATATCGAAATAGCAAAAGGAAAGTATCATATTCCTGCAACTATTAAAGAAGCATACAAACAAGCAAAACGTGAATTAAAAAATATAAGCAATGGCAGAAAAAAAGACGATACAGTTAGAGGTTAAAACTAATTCACAAGAAGTAATTAAAGATTTAAATAATACTTCTGAAGCAGTAGAGAATTTAGGTAATAAAACACAGGAAGCAGGTCAAAAAACAGGAGTATTTAATGACATTAGGAATGTAATGTCCAAAATGGTTCCTGCATTTAAAAATGCTCAAACAGGTGCAATAGGATTTGGTTCAAGTTTGAAAGCATTAGCATTGAATCCTGTAGTATTAATGCTTACTGCTATAGTTGGTACTGCTAAATTGATATATGAAGGATTTGAAAATACTGCTGAAGGAAGTAAGAAGTTAGCAGCATCAATGATTGCCTTAAAATCAACTACTACAAATGTCAAAGATGGATTGCTTGGTATGGCACAAGCATTAGGATATGATTTACTATCAGTATTTCAAGCAGTAACAGGTCAATTTGATGCAGCAAAAGAATCTTTTAATGCTGCTAATGAAATATCTGATAAGGCTTGGAAACAGATGACTAAAACGATTGATAAAAATACAGTTAATCAACTATATCAAATTGAAAGAAGGCAACAAGCAAATGAAAAATTTAAGAAAAAATTAGAAATAAGCGAATCTGAAATTAATAAATTACTTGTAAAATCAAGGGAAATATTAACGGATGAGAATAATACTATAGCAGAAAAAAGTAAAGCATTAGATGAAGTAACTAAATATGAAACATCATACTCAAATAAAAAGGTATATGCTGCAAAGGTAGATTTAGAATTAGCGAAAGAAAGAGTAAAATATACAGAAAAAGGAAGTGTAACAGAAAAAGAAGCAAAGGCAAAAGTAAGAGAAGCAACAATAGCCTTAAACAATGCTGAAACTGAAAACAACCAAAATAGAATTAAATTAAATCGTCAAAGAAAAATGTTACATCGGCAAGAAATTGCTGATAGTAAAGAAGCAGTTGCAGCAGCAAAGGCTAAAGCAAAAGAAGAAGAAGAAGCAGCAAAAGAATCAATAAAATTAGAGAATGAAAGATTAGCCAATTTAGAAAAAAAAGAAGGCGATACAAGAAAGGCAGTGCAAGATGCAGAAAATGCTTATTTTGAATCTAAATTAACTAAACAACAACAAGAAGAGAGAGCAGTTCAAGAGAAATATTTTAATCTTATTGAACAAGCAAAACAATATAATATTGATACAAAAGTTCTTGAAGAAGCACAACAAAAAGAACTAAATGATATTAAAAACAAATATAAGCAAAAAGAAATTGATGCTATAAAAGAAGCCAATAAATTAAAAGTAGAACAAGAGAACGCTTTTCAATTACAAGTTGAAGATATTGATGAGGCTAATTTTCAATCTCGTTTACAGAATTCAATGAGTAATAAAGATTATGAACTTGAATTAGTACGACAAAAGTATTTTGCATTAGAACAAGCAGCAAAAGGTAATGCTGAACAAGAAAAGATAATTGCAGAAGCAAAAGAAAGAGAAATTGCTGGAATAGAAAATAATTATAGACGAAAAAAATGGGAAATGGCATCTGCTGCTTTAGCAGCATTAGGTGATTTAACAACTTTATATAATGCTAAAAATGAAAAAGATGCAAGAAGACAATTTAAAATTCAAAAAGCATTTAATTTATCTACAGCAATAATAAATACAGGATTAGCAGTTACTGCTGCTTTAACAGGTGGAGGAAATGTAGCAAAAATTGCTTCATCTATGAATTTTGTTGAAGCAGGTATTGCAGCAGCTACTGGTGCAGTTAATATTGCTAAAATAGCTGCTACACAATATGATACATCTCGTCAATTTGGAGATGATAAATCATCTAAACCACCATCACCTACTTCATTAGCATCAATGACTCCTTCATTCAATATAACAGGAGGTAATCAAACATCACAATTATTACAAGGTTTACAAGCACAACCTATTAAAGCCTATGTAGTTTCAAGCGATATTACTTCAGCACAGCTATTAGACCAAAAAGCAATTAAAACAAGTGTATTATAATTAAGTTATATAAGTATGTTACAAGAAGTAGAATTAAAAATAGAAGATGCGAAAGATGGTGTTTTCGCTATTTCACTCGTAGAGAATCCTGCAATAGAAGAAGACTTTATTGCATTATCTTCTGAAAAGGTAGAACTAAAAGTTATCGATTCTGAAAGACGAATAGTAGTAGGGTTTGCTTTAGTTCCTGATAAACGTATTTATCGTGTAATGAATGGAAAAGAGTTTAACATATATTTCTCTGCTGATACAATTAGAGAAGCACAGGAGTTATATATGAAGCAACTTAACTTACAAAATTTCACTTTAGAACATCAGAAAAACACGGATGGAGTAAGTGTTATTGAAAGTTGGATAGTAGAAGATGCTAATAACGATAAGTCAAACTTATACAACCTAAATCCTAAAGGTGGAGAATGGGTAGTAATGAGTAAGATTGATAATGAGCAAGTATGGCAACAAGTAAAAGACGGAACTTACAAAGGTTATTCAATCGAAGCAATGTTTAGTGGACTTGAAAAGTTAGGACTATCAAAAGACGAAGAACTTTTAGAACAAATTAAGGAATTATTAAAACAAATATAATGGCTAAAAAAGTAAAATTAGAAGGTTTTGGCGAAGTATTAGAGCCACAACTTAAAGACTATTTAGAAGAATCTAAAGGGCAAGGTTTAGGAAGTTTAATTACACCTGAACAAGATGTAATTGTAAACGAAAATGAAACAAGACATTTATAAGTAAGTTAAATAAATAAATAGTAATAGTATGAACAAGACAACAAAAATTCTAAATGAAGTAAAGACACTACTTGGGATGGAAGTAAAACTTGCTCAGATGAAACTACAAGATGGAGTAACAGTATTAGAAGCAGAAAGTTTTGAAGCTGGTTATTCAGTTGGAATAGTTACACCTGAAGGTATCGTTCCTGCTCCAGTAGGAGAACACATTTTAGAAGATGGTCGTATTTTGGTTATCGAGCAAGAAGGAGTAATTAAAGAAATTAAAGATGCTCAAACCGAAACTGCACAACCTGAAGCTGAAATGGAAGTAGAAGTAGAAGCATCAGAGGATGTATCAGTACCTACTGCTAAAAAAATAATTGAAACAATTTCTAAAGAAAGTTTTTTCTCGGAAATTGAAGCATTGAAAAAAGAAAACTTAGAGTTGAAAGAGCAACTTTTAAAGTTGAGTGAAGTAAAAGAAGAAGTAGTAGTTGAAAATAACGAACCTGCTGCTGAACCAATCGCTTTCAATCCTGAAAATAAAAAACCTGTACAACTTATGCAGTACGGAAAAAACAGACCTAAAAACATTATGGATTCTGTATTAAATAAAATAGTAAATAATTAATTTAAAAAAAAGTAAAAAATGGCTTTATCAATTACTACTACTTACGCTGGAGAGTTCGCAGGTAAGTACATCGCAGCAGCTTTATTGTCTGCACCAACAATCGAAAACGGAGGAGTAACAGTTATTCCAAACGTAAAATACAAACACGTTATCCAAAAGTTTGCAACGGATTCAATCGTTAAAGATGCTACTTGTGATTTCGATGCATCAGGAACAGTAACACTTACTGAAAGAATCTTACAAACTGAAGATTTCCAAGTAAACTTAACTTTGTGTAAAAAGACTTTCCATTCAACTTGGCAGTCTATGGAGATGGGATATTCTTCATTTGACCAATTACCTACATCTTTCGCTGATTACTTAATTGCTTATGCTGCTGAAAAAGTTGCTGCATCAATGGAATCTACTATTTGGGTAGGTGTTAATGCTAATGCAGGAGAATTTGCAGGTATTGCTACTCAAATTGCTTTAGATGCTGCTTTACCTTCTGCACAAGAAGTTGCTGGTACATCTGTTACATCTTCGAATGTAATAGCTCAGCTCGGGTTGTTGGTCGATGCCGTACCATCACGTTTGTACGGAAAAGAAGGTTTACGTATATATGCATCTCAAAATATTTGTAAGGCTTATGTTCGTGCTTTGGGAGGTTATGCTGCTTCAGGTCTTGGTGCTAATGGTATGAATGCTGAAGGTACAATGTGGTATGCAAACGGAGCATTATCTTTTGATGGTATTCCAATCTTTATGGCTAATGGAATGGCAGCTAATACTGCAATTGCTACAACAGTAGATAACCTTTACTTCGGATGTTCTTTGCTTTCTGATTTGTCAGAAGTTAAAGTATTGGATATGTCTGATTTAGATGGAAGTAATAACGTAAGAGTTATTATGAAATTTGCTGCAGGTGCTACTTACGGATGGGTAGAAGATATTTGTACATATGGAATTACAAATTCTGCTAACTAATATTAACTTATTAATTATCGAGGGTGGTGGAATATCTGCCACCCTTTTTTTATAAACTTTTAAAATATATATATTATGCCGTGTGAAATTACATCAGGAAGAATATTACCTTGTTCTGATTCAATAGGAGGATTAGATGCCGTTTATTTTATCAATACTAATGATAAAATTAGTGGAATTACATATTCAACAGGCGATAATGCTGACGTTATTATGACTGCATCAAGTAGTTCAGTTCTTTATAAATATGATTTGAAAGGTACATCTACTTTTAATCAAGTAATGACTACATCTCGAGAAAATGGAACTACATTTGTAGAGCAAACACTTGTTTTAAATTTGCCTGTAATGAGCCATTTATCACATAAAGAATTGAAGTTACTTGCTTATGGTAATCCACAAGTAGTAGTTAAGACAAATGCAGGAAACTTCTTTTTAATGGGATTAGAATATGGATGCGATGTAACTACTATTAATGCGAATAGTGGTGCTGCAATGGGCGATATGACAGGATATGAAATGACTCTTATTGCTCGCGAGAAAACATTTGCAAACTATTTTAATTCTACAACAGAAGATGCATTGCGAACTGCAATTGATTGTACAATAGTTACTGATTAATATTTAAACAACAATAAAAGAGGGATGCAGAGATGTGTCCCTTTTTTTATTTAAAACAAAAACACGAACTTAAAGTTATATAAGTATATGATTATCCTAAAAGA